ATTTATTCTGGTCTTCCTCTGCCCTAAGTACTGAGAAATATAAAGGTTTATCACCAAAAGACACTATGGAGAATCCGACACGCAAGTTTGTCATCGAAAAACTCGCACAAGTTTTAGATTTGAGTGTGGATAACAATTTGTGTACAGATTTGGAAAAATGTATCGTTCGTCATTCTGAAAAGAGAAGTAGAGAGTCTGGAATAGAGGCTGCTTGGGACAATCACCGTTTTACAAACATTTACAAACACAAGTTTTTGTCTTTGAAAACAAACCTCATCGAAAACCCTGGACTAAAGACACAGCTTGTAGACAGGCGTCTTTCTGTTTTAGACATTGTTGATATGCGCCCTGAAGAGTTATGTCCCAAAGGAAGATATGCGGTTCAGATGGAACAACGAATCCATAAAGAACTTCGAAAAGAGTCTAACGCTCGCGCAGCTAAAAATCAGGAGGGGTTCTTCACTTGTAATAGATGCAAGTCTAAGAAGACGACGTACTATCAATTACAAACGAGGTCTGCAGATGAACCGATGACAACTTATGTGAGTTGTCTCAATTGTGATAAAAACTGGAAATGTTGAGAAAGTGTTGAGAATCAGTTAGATCAGTTGGTAAATCACCGACGGATAGAATGAATTTGTAAGGTAGCTGCTGTTTCATAAGAGATTTTGTCGCCGCACTCGTGAATCCTATATAGTCAAAACCAATCCCGTAATTTCCCAATTGTTTTATCGTCCAATGAATAACAGGAGTAAGTCCTGGTCGAGCTGTTATGATTACAATTTTGTATCCCATAGCTTTAGCTTCACGTAACAGCTCGATCATAGGTACATTAGCTTTGCCGTTTGTAAAGATGAGTGTATCGTCAATGTCGAACATGACTGCATCCATGGGCCCAACCCTTCTATGAGATATGTAGTATGATCCCCAAGCCTTAAGGTTATCCATTAATGTTATTAAAGATTTAAAATCCATTTTATCCAGTTATGATCGTTGATATCGACTGTGAAGATGGTACTACACAGATTGCACGAACTGTTTTAGAAAACACTGACACGTACATTGTAAACTTCCTTGAACGCAACAAGTTCAAACTCTACGACTTTATCGATAAGGAAGAAGAAGTAAACAAGGCATCCGTATCCGGTTTTTATGACGTCAATGAACTCGAAGACACAGGTCTCTTTGCTAAGCATCCACAGGGATACGAACTCATCGATGATAGTGATGACGAAGATTTTGAGTGCTCTACGAGTGATGAAGAAGATACCGATGATGATGTTTCTCTTGTTGATGAAGAAGAAGCCTAAGTTAAAAACTTGGATCTAAATATACAAAGATGGAGTTTAAAGAACCTAAAAAACGCGTGACTAAGAATGATAAGAAAAACAAAAAACAGGTATACTCCCAAAAACATGTACGAAACATGCTTAAACAGAAGGAGGCAAGTTTAGCAAAGAAGAAAGATGGCCCCTTACACACCTCCGAACGCCCACTACTCTCAAATGGACGTCTCAGAGTATGATGAAGACGCTATCTTCAAGTTCATCGGTAAAACGGGTAAGAAGTTTTACTGGCTCACTCAAAAGCTTGGTCTCGACTACCTTTGGTACGACAAAGAGAGAAAGGTTATCGAGATCTGGGGTCCGTACTATACCCACCAGAATCGCCAATCTGCTCATGTGATTCGTTGTGAACTTGAATATTTTATGAAGCCTAAGTTAGAGGAGACAATTGTCGAAAAACAAGATGAGCATGTACAGACGACCGTCGAAGCGTGTTAAGTGTCCTCCTCCAGTGCGTGGGGACAAACCAGTAGAAGGTTCATTTTTATACAACATCATACAATCAAAACCCCCGGATGTATTCAAATTCAAGAAGGCACCAATTTATAAAAAGGAAGATTACTTAAAAGCACTAAAAATAAACCATGAACAACTCGGCATTCCCTATATCGAACCTAATATTCCTGATGCAACGCCATATGTCCCACCGACACAAAACACTGAACCAGACATCAAATACGGTGATCGAGTTGAAGTAAAGCTTAGGGTGTTGAAAAATGGGATTGTTAGGGTGAAGGTGATTTCGGCAATCGCAGATATGTATGATAAGTATTATCGTCATGCTAAATTACCACCCATTAAGGTTATCATTCAAGCATACAAGTCTCATGGATTCAGTGATGAGTTTATCCAAAAAATTAAAGATTCACACGAGAAAAAAACGAAGTTTGCTAGGAAGGTTCCAGTGATTTTGGCGAAGATATTTGATAAGGAACCTGTGAAAAAAACTAAAAAGAAGAAGGAGGAAAAGAAGGTGGAAGAAGAGGATGAAGTACCCGAAGATGACCTTGAGGAGGATCAGGTCCCCGATGAGGAAGGTGAACTTGATGTAGAGCCAGATGAGGAACCTGAAGAAGTTGTGGAAGATGACTATTATTCAGAACCCGATGCCTAAGTAGAAACCATTTGTGTAATAAACCATCTTAAAATGTTTGTGACCAACGTTGTCCTTGCCAACCGAATTCTTGATCGTGGCTTCTTTCACACCCTGAAGGAAGCGACTTATCACGCCAACCAACAAACAAAAGAGAAAATCTGGAAACTCCCCAACGGGTCTGTCTTCTTCGGAGACGTTGAAGTTCGCGTCTACAACACTGACGACTACAAGAATGAACATTTTCTTTCTTTCGTTGATTCCCAGTGAAATCGCTGAGATGTCTTGTGACCAACATGTTGTCAAGATTCAACTGGAAATTTGTCAGATGCTCTACACAGCTTGGTTCTTTTCAGAACAACAGGGGTACATCGAGGAAAACGCACCCTACACAAAGGATGGGAAAAGAAGAGGATACCGTCCCGCACACTCGAAACACCCCATGACCATGTGGGTTGGTTCGAGTCTTGAAAACTATATCTACGCGTGTGAGATTGGGATTGCTTTGACCCTTGAGTACACGCGTAGATATGGTAAGGTACACACTTGTGCCGAACACCTGATATGGTTGAGAAATCACCACCCTTCCCAATTTAAAGAGCGAAGAAGTGAAACAGCATACTACTCGGTGGAGGGAATCCCTGAATGTATGCCTGAACAGTACAGGTGTCCGAGTGTGGTTGACGCGTATCAGATGTACTACATGATGGAGAAGATGGGGTTTGCTCGATATAAAATCCCAGTGGATACTAAATGATTGTAGCAACAACTTTATTCAATCATCCACACATTAAAGGTGTTGTAGAGTTTGAAGAAAGGGGAAGTAAAGTTGTAATCAAGGGAATGCTCAAGTCAACAAAATACAAAAACAGTACACACGGAATCCACATCCACGAAGCGGGTGATCTCACTGATAAGTGTATGGGAGCCTGTGGTCATTTCAATCCTTACGGTAAGAAGCATGGTGGTCCAGGCTCCAAGGAAAGACATGTTGGAGATCTTGGGAACATCCGTTTTGATTCCAAGGGTATCGCTAAGTTTGTGATGGAAGACAACCTCGTAAAGTTGAGAGGAACCAAGGCTAATGTTGTGGGTCGATCACTCGTGATCCATGAAGACCCTGACGATCTCGGAATGGGTGGACACTCTGATAGCTTGACAACTGGACACGCGGGAAAGAGGATCACGTGTGCGGTTATTGGTTATTCTAAGCGGATGTGTGCGTAAAGACAAATACAGCTTCAGGCCTTTCTTCTGGCTCACCATACCCCAATTCTCTCAGAAGCGTTCTCACCTTCTTAGAGTCTTCGACATGTGGAAGAAGTTCAATCATGATCACCGGTTTGTGTTTTTCCAGGGTTTCCCTCGCACCTTCAAGGACACGAAGTTCATGACCTTCGACATCAATCTTCACGACCGAAGGTGTACCTTTGTAGACATCATCAAGTCGTGCACATTGAACCATCACACTCGTACCCTGCATGTCACCTTCATGATGAAAACTCGTACCGCCGTAGTTTATGAAAGTGTTTGAAACTCTTTCACGAGGTGGAAGAAAAATCTCCTTGACTTCTTCCTTGTCGGAAAGAGCGCATGGGTACACAGAGACTTTGTGTTTGAGACTGTTGCTTTGACAGTTTTTGTTTACGATTTGGCTGTACACGGGTTCGAAACTGTGCACTGGTCCATAGTCTGAAAACATTAGAGTATTGTACCCGATGTTCGCACCAATATCCAAGATGTCAGTATCAGGTTTGTAATGTTTTTTTATGTCTGTACGCATCCACCCATCCCACTCATAACCTCGAGCTATGAGTGGACCGATGTACTCATCATCTTTGATTACAAAGACGTTGTATTTACCATTATTGACACCAACGAGTTCAATCTCCATTCTGATTTTACAAACACATAAAACTTTAACCACTAAAAGAAATAATGTGGTCGGGTTTGTGTCCACACAGGTCTATGTATATTCAGTGTAGGGTGTGTAACGGTGGTAGTATATGTGTACATGGGAACATAAAGGAACTTTGTGATGTATGTAGTTATTTCGAGATTTGTAAACGCGAACGAAGAAAAATGTGGTTCCGAAAAAACAGTTTAAAACAATGTCACGTGTATTACACAATATGTTCAGCATTGGAAAAAGCTTTACCGCACCCAGTGTCAAAGTTGATACCAAAGAACGAAAGGTGGAATACCATCCAAGAACATATACGCAATTTATCAAAGGACTAAAGAACAAGGAACTTCCAGCCGTTATCGTGAAGCCAAGTGAGAACATCGCCCAGTTTCAAGAGGAGAATGGTGACTACGGTGATGTCCGTATCGTTCAAACGGAGCAGCTCTGGCAGACCCTGATGGACAGTGATGCCGAGGTTCTCGTGGATACGTCGGGACCTCCAATGTCCTTCGCTGAAACTGGAATCATGGTCATCCTCGGTATCTACCTCTTCTCTGTCCTCCGAGCCATTTTCGGTGCTCGTGGTGGGGGTGGGATGGGAATGCCTAACCCCTTTGGGAAGTCCACAGAGTTTACGATGGACCAAGAGGTTGAGACTCGATTCACTGATGTTGAGGGTATTGATTCGGCCAAGGAGGAACTCGAAGAGATTGTGGATTTCCTCAAGAAACCTGAACGCTACTATGGAAGTGGTGCCAAGATTCCTCGTGGTGCTCTCCTTGCTGGTGCTCCAGGTACGGGTAAGACCCTCCTCGCTCGAGCCATCGCTGGTGAGTCCAACGTCCCCTTCATCCAGTGTTCTGCCGCCAACTTCGTTGAGATGTTCGTAGGTGTTGGAGCCAAGCGCGTACGCGAACTTTTCCAACAGGCACGAGAGAATCAACCGTGTATCGTCTTCATCGATGAGATTGATGCTGTCGGTAAGAAGCGTGGTG